GTAAGGTGCAAGTCGGCGCCGGCGGTGATTACGCCAACCTCGACGCCCTGGTGTATGACGCGGTGAATAGCCTGGTGGACGCATGGCACCGCGAGGATACGGCGCTCGTCGTGATCTGCGGCCGCGAGCTGCTGCACGATAAGTATTTCCCGATTCTGAACCAGGACAACAAGCCGACCGAGCAAGCGGCGGCCGACATGATCGTGAGTCAGAAGCGCATCGGCGGCTTGCCGGCTGTGTCCGTTCCTTACTTCCCGGCCAACGCCATGATGGTGCAACGCCTCGATAACTTGTCGATCTACTGGCAAGAGGGCGCACGCCGTCGCACGATCGTCGACAACGCCAAGCGCGACCGTATCGAGAACTTCGAATCGAGCAACGATGCGTATGTCGTCGAAGATTTCGGCGCTGGTTGCATGGTCGAAAACATCACGGCGGTCTAATGATGAAAAGCCCCGCCCAACGCCACTTTGAACGCGTGTCGGCCGAACAAGCTGCGGCATCGGCCGCGCCTGGCGAATCCCTCGCCGGCGCAAACGCCTATGAGCTGATGCTTGTAAAGCTGTCGACCGATCGGCGCCGCTTGAAGTCGATTGCCTCGATCGAACAAAAGATCAAGGTAAAGCGCGACGAGCTGTTACCCGAATACGTCGACTACGTGACCGGCTCATTAAGTGGCGGGCGGGGCGCTCAAGACGACGTTTTAACCACGGTGATGATCTGGCGCATCGATGCGGGCGACTACGCCGGCGCGCTCGATATCGCCCGGTATGCGATCAAACATCGAATGACCTTGCCCGATCAATACGACCGGCCGCTCGCGACCGCGATCGCCGAGGAATTCGCTGAGGCAGCACTCGCGGATTTCAAAAAGGGCATTGCGATCGATTTCGTGCAGCTCGGCGAAGTCGCGGAACTCACCGCGCCGGCCGATATGCACGACCAGGTGCGCGCCAAGATGCACAAGGCGATCGGCTACGCCGTGCAAAGCACCGATAGCGCGCTCGCCCTCCAACACCTACGTCGTGCGCTCGAACTCGATTCGCGCGTCGGCGTAAAGCAAGACATTGCTCGTATTGAGAAAGCGAGCAATGCGGCCGGCTGATACCGCCGACCGCACGTAACGAGCCCCCCGGCTGGGCGGCGCCGGCCGACGAAATGCAACGCCTGACGGTTACGCATTTCCGACGCCGGCCCACCGCCCACATTTTCCGAGCTGAAACCATGACGAGTTTTAACGCGATCGCCGCGCCGAGCATTACCCCCGAACCGAACCCGCCGGCCGCGTCGCTGATTGTCGAAAACATCGATTGGTTTCCGCCTGTTGACCTGGCCGCCATGCGCGAAGCGGTGCGACTCGACGGCACCGTGACGCATGCCCGCTTGCGTGATGCGGTGATCGCCGCAATCGACGAAGTAAATCGCGAGCTGTCGACCTGGCGAGCTGCGCACCAGGCCGCGAACGTCGCAAGCCTGGCCGAGCTGCCGGCCGACAAAATCGGCGGTGAGAGCGTGCAGCTCGCGCGATATCGCCGCGCGGTCTATTTCCTCGCGCGTGCGGACCTGACCGAAAAATATCGCGACTTCGATAGCACGAAGTCGGGCGCCGCTGATGCCGACGAGCTGGTGACAACGATCGACGCCGATCGCCGCAACGCGCGCCACGCAATCAACGATATGCGCGGCCTCTCGCGCACAACGATAGAGCTGATCTGATGCGCGTTTATGCACAACAGGGCGATACCGTCGACGCCCTTTGCTTTCGCCACTACGGCCGCACGCGCGGCGTCGTGGAGGCAACCCTCGAAATGAATGTCGGGCTTGCCGACCTCGGCCCGATATTGCCGCACGGTCAAGCCGTCGACTTGCCAGATGCACCGAACGATCAACCAACCATCTCAACCGTAAAACTTTGGGATTAACCAGGAGTGCGCCGTATGGCCGAACCTAGTACCGCGCTCGCCGTCGCATCGGCCAGCATTGGCATTGCCAGCTTGTTTCCTGGCGTCGACGGCAATGCACTGATCGGCGCATTCACCGGCGCCGCGCTCGTCGTCGTGACCTCGAAAGACTTATCGATCGGCAAGCGTTTCGCCTACCTGGTGATTTCGACTATTGCCGGATACCTGGCCGCGTCTGATGTCGTGCAGTGGACGCCGATAAAGAGCACGGGCGTTGCTGCTTTCTTCGCGGCCGCGCTGGCGATCACGGTAACGCTTCAACTGATCGAGCGAGTGAAAACGTTCGACCTGTTGGCGTTGTTCAAAAGGGGCTGACCTATGCACAACCCTCTCGCATTGATCGCGCTAATCGCCTACATCATCGCGGCGTTTCGCATCCTCACTTACCGCCGAGACGGGGCGCGCTATCGGCATCACGTCGCCTGGTTTGCATGGCTCTTGCTCGTGGTCCTGGGCGGCTCTGCGATCGAGCTGGCGATCCACGCTAAGGCGATCGGCATATTCGAAGCCGTGCGGGCGATCCTTTTCACGATTCTGGTTTTCGGCGCGCGGGGCAATGTCGCGCGTCTACTTAGGAGCGTATAACAATGATTCTGAGATACGGCGATATAGGCGACGATGTTGCATTGCTTCAAAAGCGCCTCACGCGTGCGGGCTTTCCGGTTAATGAGACACACATTTTTGACCATGCAACCGAATCCGCGGTTATGACGCTGCAACGCGCTCGCGGCCTGGTGATCGATGGCATTGTCGGCCCGAAAACGCTTATCGCTCTGCCAGGCCTGGCGATGCCCTCACACCTGAAAGATTCCGACCTGGTGAAAGCGGCCGGCACCCTGGGCGTGTCTGTCGCGTGCGTGCGCGCCGTGAATGAAGTCGAATCAAAGGGTCAGGGATTCCTCCCTGACGGCCGGCCGAAGATCCTTTTCGAGCGCCACAAGTTTTATAAAGCCCTGGCCGATCGCGATATCGACCCGGCGCCGCTGGCCGTGAAATATCCGAACATCGTATCGAGCACCGCCGGCGGATACATGGGCGGGGCGGCGGAATACACCCGGCTCGCATCGGCCGAACGCATCAACGCCGACGCTGCGCACGAGTCGGCGAGCTGGGGCGCGTTTCAAATCATGGGCTTTCACTGGAAACGCTTGCAATATTCGAGCATCACCGATTTCGTCGCGCGCATGGAGCAAAGCGAAGGCGATCACCTCGACGCGTTTGTGCGCTTTGTCGCGGCCGACACGGCCTTGCTCGCGGCGCTGAAGGGTAAGAAGTGGGCGGCCTTCGCCAAGGGCTACAACGGGGCGGATTACGCGCGCAACCTGTACGACTCGAAGCTCGCTCAAGCGTATGCGAAATATGCCGAGCGGGAAGCGGAAACCGCATGAGCACGATCGCCTCGCGCCTCATTGCGTGCCTTGTGGCGGCCCTGGCGCTCGTCGGAGCATGGTTCTATGTCCAAGCTCTACGCGGCGACCTGGCGGCCGCCCTGAACGCCTCACGCACGGCACAAGAGACGGTCGACCGGCGCGACGCCACGATCGCACAGTTACAGAAAACCGAGCGCGAGCACGCCCGCCAGCTCGCGCAGCTCGAACGCACCCGCCAGGGCGTCGCGGCCGACCTGGCCGCTCGTGAAACCGAACTAGAGGCTTTGAAGCATGAAAGCGAAACCGTGCGCGCCTGGGCTGATGGCGCTATCCCTGATGACGTTGTGCGCCTGTACACAAGCCCCGCGCTCACCGGAACCGCCGACCTCCTTTCAACAATGCGCGCCGATAACGGCATGCACGATGCCGGCAATGTCGCCGCGCCGTAACGGCGACCTGGCGCACGCGCTCGACGTGGCGCGCGCTGCCTGGGGCGATTGTGCGGCTCGCGTCGATATGGTTGTCGCTTGCCAGGCGCACGACCTGGCCGGCGCCCTGGGCGGCACCCATGAATAAGGCCGCCAGTTTCCGAAAGGCGCTCGCCTCGGCCGTTCCCTCGCTCAACGATGACCCCGACAAGCTGCTCGTTTTCATCGATCAAGGGCGCATCGTCGCCACGGCTGCGCCGTCGCTGTCGTTCGAATATCGTTTCGTGCTCAATGCGATCCTGCTCGACTTCGCCGGCGATGCCGACACGATTTTCGTCGCGCTGATGGCCTGGGTTCAACGCAATCAATCCGACCTACTCGCCAACGTCGACGAACGCGCTAACGGCATCACTTTCGAAGTCGATCACCTCACGCAATCAACGTTTGACCTGTCGATCAAGCTCTCGCTTACCGAGGGCGTGATCGTCGACACCGACCAGGCCGGCGCGCACACGATCACGCATATCGACGAGCCTGTGCCCGAATGGAACCTCGACACGCTGTTCGCCGGCAATGGATGAACTTCGCGCCCTCGAAGCCTGGGCGGGGCGTTTGCTCGCCAAGCTCGAAGCGCCCGCCAGGCGCGCGGCGTTGCGCGATATCGCGCGCGAGCTGCGCCGCACACAAACGGCACGCATCGCGCAGCAAAAGAACCCGGACGGTAGCGCCTATAAACCCCGCAAGCCGAGGCATGAAAAGCAACTGCGCGGCAAGCAAGGCCGCATCAAAAACGGGGCGATGTTTGCGAAGCTGCGCCAGGCGAAATATCTGCGCGCCGAATCGGACGCGGTTAGCCTGACTGTCGGGTTTTCCGATCGCATTGCGCGCGTCGCTCGTGTGCATCAATACGGCTTAACCGATCGCGTCGCAAAGGGCGGCCCCGAGCACAAATACGATGCCCGCGTGTTGGTCGGATTTAGCGAGGCCGATCGCGAGATGATTCGCGATATGTTGCTTAAACACATCGTCAAATAACCATTCGGCTTTCTAACTATGTACCCAAGGCGCGAACAACTGCGCCTTGTCGACTCGCGCGTGCGTGCTCGGCACCATTGGGGAATGAACTCAAACGAATCCACACGCCAGTTTTTGAACGGCATACGCAAAGGC